GAAATTTCACATGAAGGTCTGTCCTTATGACGATGTAATACATCTCCGTACTTATAAATTCTTGCATAAGTATAAGTGGGGATGAGATTCATTTTAGTTATAGCCATCATTTTTGGTTGAACACGAAGTAATAAAGTTTCCATGACTAAATCAGCATAATGAGAATAAGTATTAGGAACTTGAGTATCTGTCCATGTTCCCCATGTCTCGTCATAGGGAGAAAGAAATCTTGTGTCCTGTAGATGTTTTGCCACCTGCCTTTTATTTAAAAAATAAGCATAGCAAAAACTTGCCAGTTCCTTTGAAATGGCTTTTCGTNNNACTTCATATTTATTTTTTTCAAAACTCATTTAATACTCCTTCGTTAGCGTTAATATAAGAATACCATCCCGTAATAATATATTTTTCCTGAGTTGGTGATGGTATTCCTCTATGTGTAAAAGTCCAATCTGCAGGCCATATGAGTGTAAGACCTTTTTTAGGTGCTATACATATATTATGATAATAAAATTCAGTTCCTCCTTTATCTGTTACATCATTTAAATAAGTCATGAATACAAGATGACGTAAAGAATAATGAGATCCTGATTTCTCACAATGCCATTTATGAAAAGCTTGCCCAGGAGAATAATGTTGAATATTAATATCTTCAATTATGTTATATGGTGATTGTCCTTCATCTGAATATTNATAATCTTTTTTATATTTATCTAAACATATTTGTGCTTCATTAGCATAAGCATCTATTAATGTATTTTCCCCAATTGTTATTGCCATGTCTGTTGAATCTTTTATATCTTTTTTAACCATACTTTCTCCACCCTGATAAATTGCACCCGCATATGATTTGGAAGAATTATTTTTAAAGNAGTCAATGATATCATCACAAATAGTGGGATGAGAAAGAGTATATTTTCCTATAAATTTTGTCATTGCGATCTCATAAATCTTTTTTCTATTGCTTGTATATTAAAATGAATAAACCTAAATGGTTTGTTCGGTCCTCCCACCGTATATTGATGAGTAATATAGGCAGGCTGAATAATGAGTGTTCCAGGATTTGGTCTCCAATGAACCGCTTGACTTGCGAACGTTATATCTTTTCCCCTTTTTTCAGGAAGAGCGGTAATTAAAGCTGCTGGACGGGGGTCATGAAACACAGGCAACGGACTGTCCTCTTCTCGATGAAGATAAAAGAATCCTGATACATGATTATTGGGATGAACATGGGAGTTATGATGTCCTCCTCCATCCTTCGGAAATTCTTGAACCCAACAGTCCGTGAACACACAAGTATGATTCTTTAAGTCATATCCCATACAATCCAAAAACTCCCAAGACCTATCTCCAATATACTTAATATATTTTTTTAATTTAGGATCCTGTGCAATTTGATAGGAGTGAGCTACTGCGCCAAAATCAGATCCTTTTTGTTTTTTTACTCTTTCTTTATTTTCCTTCATTTCTTTTGCTTCTTTAATATATGAATCACATATTTTATTAATAGGATTTACCCATTCTGGTCTATCTTCTATATATATAGGTGTTTTAAAATATTCTTGAAATTGCATCATACGTATGGCCTTCCTAATGACCAGCATATAAGAGAGTATCGTTGGCCGGATGTTACAGGTGTAACTCTATGCCATACAAAAGAAGGAAATATAACCACTGATCCTTTTGATCGAAGATCTTTTACACTATAAGATTCATTTTCTTCTTTATTACGAAAATCTAATTGAAAAACACCGCCTTCATATTCACTTCCATCAACGAGGGAAACAGCCATGGTGAGCTTTCTTATTTTTCCGTGAGAATTAAAATCATGAGGTTTGTTATAAGGAGTGGGTCCTGCATCAGTGTGCCAGTCATAATGCTGATTGAGTTTATATTTGGTAAACTGACAAGGTTCAGACCAGTCCCATTNAAAATTCCAACCTGCATTTCTATTAGCATCTTGAAGCAATGGGTGCAATTCACGATAAATCCATGGATAAGACATCCAGACAATATTTGATTTTCTTTTTTTCTCTAATTCTTTTTTTTGATTGGGGGTCATGTTGTCTGGATCATCGGAATAACCAAATGTTACGGCAACCTCTTCTTTTTGCTCATTACCATAAGCAATAATATCATCACATAAACGAGAAGGAATAGCGTTTTTAAAGCACCAATAATAATTTTCTAGTTGCATACATTTTCTCTTTCTCCAGACTGTATATTATATATTAAATTTTAATTAAAATCAAGAGACAACTAGCCTGAAGGTTGTGGGTCCCAAGTTTTAGTGTTCTCTTTCCATAAATATCTATCCTTAAAACCATTTGTATCAGTATCCGGCATTGGGGTTGGGGGATCCCATTCACCAGTAGTAAGATTTAATGTCCAACTTTCATAAGGTTGTGGATCATAAAACATATCATTATCTTCATCCCAGACCATTCCGATGCCTGCATAATTTTTTCTTAAAGCTTTAGATTGATCCGCAGACTCACTTGATGAACCATCTTCAGCGATAGTATAATGCTTTCCGCCATGTGTATTATAGGATGTTTGTATCCATAAAGGCCATCCATGCAGATTCTCTAGAAATTGTCTTCCAACTTCCTCATCTTCCACACCGTCTCCATTCAACAAATCTGAATTGTTCACAGAATGAACTGCGATAACTTTTGAATGAAGTCCTATTTTTGCAAAATGTGCCATATTTTACCTATTGATATTTATACCGAATAACTACTACTCCTGAACCACCTGCACGACCTGCTGCATTACTAGCACCACCACCGCCGCCACCGCCAAGGTTAGTTCCTCCAGCAGTTCCTTGAACATGTCCAGTAGGAATAGAAGAAGATGATCCAAAACCACCTCCAAATGGTCCACCGCCATTACCATCATTAGGTCTTCCATTTGTAGCAAGACCTGATCCATTAATACATCCACCACCACCACCGGCGTATTTAGTAGGTGATGCACTGATACAAGAAGTTGTACCTACTCCACCGATTCCCGAAGTACCATCTAAAGCACTTGTTGTAGCAGGGGCTGCTCCACCAGCACCGCCACCACCACCACTAACACCTGAGCAAGCTGGGTAAGGATTTCCATCTGTACCATTATTCCCTTGTGGGGGAGTAGTGGGAGGAGTATTTCCTGNNCCAGCTNTCGCTAAAGGAGCAGGTGAAGTACCTGCGCCNCCGCCAGAACCACCAGAATTACCAGCTTTACAAGCGTCTGCGGGTCCAGGAGGATGTCCTGCACCGCCACCGCCTGTTGAAGTTATACTTGAAAAAACTGAATTACTTCCACTTGCACCTCGTGCTGAATAAGGGGCAGGTCCACCTCCACCTACTGTAATAGCATAAGGGCTTGATCCAGTAGGAACTGCTAATGCAACTGCGGGAGATGCGCCTAAAGGACTAGCTGTATAGCCCGATGCTGCTCCTGGACTTTCTCTATATCCACCAGCACCGCCACCACCTGAGCCATCCCCAGAGCCACCGCCACCACCTGCAATAACCATGTAATCAACTGTATTAGATCCCGCCGTATTACCTGCACAGCTCACGGCAAAAGCTCCGTCACCTGTAAAGGTATGTATTTTATAATCCCCTGAAGTTGTAATAGTGCCTCCTGTTGCTGTAACATATAAAGGTGCTGGACTTACTCCAGGATCAGGTGCTGCAGAAGTTAATACCCAACCTTGAGTTGCATCCACATACGTTAAAACGCCTGCCTGTCTTTCTGTTTCCATTATAACATCGTTTGTTGATCCTTTAATTTTTTCTGAACCGTCCGCTGATATTGTCAAAGCATTACTATCAAATGTTCCTGCGTAATCGACCACAGCCACTTGTTCTCCTACAACACCTGCAGGTAAGTTTAATGTAATTGCTCCTGAAGTGGTATNGACAGGATATCCTTTTCCAGCTGCTCCTGTAATAGGAGAAGAAGTTTGCACTGATTNCCATTCTATTCCTGCGGCTACTTCTGTCCATTCAGGAGCTGTTCCTCCTGAATTCATTGTAAGATGATAATTTCCTGTTCCTGCTGCCAATCGAGCAAGGGTGTTAGCAGCTGAGGTATATAATAAATCCCCCTGTCCTGTTAAAATTGATTGAGGTGATGCTACCCATTCGGGTAAGGTTCCGGCTGAATTAGTTTGTAAAACCTGACGAGCACTACCCACCGCTAACCGTGCTGGTGTATTTGCCGCAGAGGCGTATACCGTATCGCCGGTTGTGGTTAAGGCCATGTCCATTGTCTTGCTAGCTGGGTATGTACAGAATACATCCGAAGTGCCAGCAGTAAAGTCTACTTTGCCATCACTGTTAGAACTTGCTAATACAGTATCACGGGATAAAGTATCCGGTGTAGCATCGGTAACAGTTCCTAATCCTACTTCCCATTCATTTGCTGTTTGATGTGCTATACAATAATAGCAAGTATTAGTACTTGCTATTCCTGCTACAAAGGTTTCAAATCCAGTTACCGCACCATCTAAATCAAAAGTGCCCGTACCTGTGGTTGTTGACGTCTCTTTGACGCGATCATTTAAGACTAAAGCCATATTACTACTACGCTAATCTTATGATACCATCAGATGCGTCGGCAGTTGGAAACTGAATTGTAAACGTTCCTGATGTACAAGTCTTATCTCCGCCAAAATCTAATACGCATACAGTCTGATTATTATCAGGTGTAGCATCACTATTATAAATAACTGCTCCTCGAGCAGTGATTGTTGCCGATGTCCAACTGGTATCACTAAAGTCACACACAGCAGTATCTGTACTTAGTGCTGGAGTAACATTCGTTAAAGCGTTTCCTCCAGTAGTATACCCAGTTCCACTCGAGCTAACTTCGTTNGTAGCCGAATAAACAGTAGTAGATTTAGTTGGAGACGCTGAATTAGTGTACAACGCCAAATAGAATGCGTTTCCACCTGATGAACTGAAATTGTGAACAGCTGTTAAAACTTCTGTTTTAAAACTGTTACAGACAGCAGATCCTGTAAATGCCATTTTATCGTCCTCCTTGTTGAGTTGGTAACTTAATTGATCCCAACCCAGGTTGAATTGATGGGCGAGGTACTCTAATGACCCCACTCATATATTGGTCTCGTTTTCCACGGCCCATTTGTTGCGCAGCTACCTCTTGTAAAGCGGTCTCGTACGATTGTTGATATAATTGCAGCATTTCTGCTGGTCCTTTCAAAAACTTGAAAGCTTCAACAAGGCAACCATATAAAATTAATGCTGGTGCGTTGTNTCCTATCCATGTACTAGCATTACTTGAAGTCAATCTATTTGGTAATTTAGATAAACTAACTTCAACCGAATATGCAGCATCAGGAGTTGGTACTACATATATAGTATTATAGTCCCATTGTGAATAATATTTTGGTTCTCCTTCTGTTGCCCTATTAGGCCAATACTCATTCATATAACTAACATCTTTCCGTTCTAAATATGTTCTAGCCCCAGTTCCCGCAGCGGAATAAATTTGTACGCTATTTATCACTGAAAATTCTGTGGGCGTAAGAGTAGATCCTCCTGGTAATGTTAAAAATCCTGAAGACGTAGTAAAATTTGAATATTGATGTGAAGTGAATATTGGTATGTCCAAGTCACGCAGAATTCTGTTCTCAGTATGTTCTATAAAATCATTGATTATTGTAGATGTTAAAACATTATCATCAGTTTCAGTATAATCTCTTATTTGTGTAACTAATTCAGTATAAGTTGTCATGCGCTCACCGTTATAGGTCCTACGAATACTAATCCTCCACCGCCATTACCAGTTGCGGTAGGTGTAGAACTAATTGTTATAGTGAAAAAATTGGATTCAAGATCCGGCCCATTAGGGGTAACATTAGAGGTATCAGGTGTTGGTGTGTAACCAGAAGCTGATTCCAATTCTGAAGGGGCCACTCCAAACCTATCAGTTCCTTGTACACCCATTCCTTGAAATTGTGTTGTAGTTCCTTCTGTTCCACTGTTTGTTGCATTCCAAAACATAATTGTATCTGACGTTGTAAACCCATGACCAGGTGCACGAACTTTAACTGTAGTACTTCCAGAAGTAAAATAAAAAGGATCTACTGGTAGAAGTCTAGTTGTATCCGGTGCAACTCTTGCCGGTCTAGGTCGTAATAATGACTGAGGATCCGGCGAATGCTCGTGCGGCATTAATTGAGGTGCCTTAGCTTCATACTCACTTGTATGAACCCATGCCCCTGTCCATTCTTTAACCATTTCCGTATAAGGGAATTGTAACCCACTACGATCAGAAATAGCAATAGCAAATTTTCCACTAGCATGTGCCATTTATTTTACCATTTAGTATTATTCGCGCCAGTCCAAGTATATTTGCCACCTTTCTTNGCAGCTCCCATTCCTTGCATAGTCCCTTTAACAGGACCTTTGCCAGCCATTTTTAATGGTTGACCTGCTCCGCCTTTTACAGTTCCTTTATCACTGTTAACTCCAGCTTTAGCAGGCTTAGGCACAGAAACTTGTCCTCGTCCTTTTAACCAATCTTTACTCATTTTTCCTCCTACATTTTTACGTGTTTAGTCAAAGGTTGACCCTTCTTATTAATGGTCATATTATCTAACTTAATTTTGTTAGGAATATCTCCTTTGCCTTTTTTTCCGCCCATCAAACGCTTTCCGCCTCCAGAGCCTTTTGCTTCTTTCTTAAAGGATCCTTTTTCGTGTTGATGTCTTATTCCATAATCATTTCTCATGATTCCTCCTTTTTGCATTGACAATCATTGCAATCACATTGACCACCACAACAAGCACCACTATCACTGCAATGGCATCCATGACCACATTTTTTACATTCAGTCATAATTACTCCTACGGTATATATGCTTGCGCCGGTTTAACTCTAAACGAGACTCTTTCTCGGTTAGCATCAGCTGTTCGCTGAAATTCTTCATCATATACAGTTTTTAAATTAGCAGTCAATACAGGTGATCTTTTCATGGATATATAATAAGCTAATCCTGCAACTAAGCAAGGAAGAAAATAGAAAGGAACATCCGCATAATTTGAATATGCTCCTGCATCTTGAATTCTATTTATATAAAAATATTTCATGATGTATGCCTTATCCGGACTTGGATAAACAAACATAGTTATGTCATTTTCCGGTCTTCCGTAATCACTGCCAACGGCAGTGGTAACTTGTCCGTTAATAACTGTAAATTGAGTAGGCCTGGCATCTCCAGTTGAAGTCTGTTCTTTCCTGGAAAGATTCATATATTCAGTACGTGAAATTTTAGTGATTGCTACATCAGTTGTATCTGAATCACCTTCTATATTTGAGGTAGCGTCAGTTGTTGTTGTGATGACAGCATCAACTACGTCAACTACTTTCTGATCAAGGGTATAAAAATTTGTACCCGCAACCATCGTAGTTGTTCCGTAATCAATTGTCCAAAGATTGAGACCTCTGTTAGCCCATTCTGAAAACATGAGATTCAAGGATCTTCTGGCAGTCTTTAAGTCATAACCGCCAAGAACCTCAAGTCCGCATCTCTCGAACGCCTCCTCGATGATCTCTTCAATTTGAAGATTAAAAGTTCTAGTGCCTGAATAAGCCATTTAACCTCCTAGTATCGTTTTAAAAGCTCAATAACGCAAGTTGCTGTATCACTGTTGGTTACAGATTCAAAAGTAATTAATACGTCTCCAGTGTAACCACTTGCCTGCGTATTTCTCAAGCCTCCTATGGAACTATAATCATGACTAGAAGAATAATTGCACGTTAATGCAAGTTCATCTGTAGTCGCATCCCAGAAAAGTTTAAGCGGTTTAAGAACAGACGTATTGTTCACACTCCACCAGACTTTATTAATGTCCACTGAAGCACACGCTGCTCCTGAAACCATATTAGCATCTAAATCTGAAGCATTTACAGTGTAGGATTCAGCTGTTGTTGAAGCAATGGTGGCATTAAAGCTGAAAACAGCTTTTCTATTACCATCGAATAATTTTTTTACTACTTGTACCATATTTTATTTCCCCTTGTAAGAGAGTGGGGTCATTACACCCCACTCACGGTTATATTATTTTAAGCGCTAGTTGCTATTGGTGTGGATAGTGTTTCAGCTTTCCACGTTGAATTAGTTCCATCATCGGATACGCAAGTAAGTTTAACTCTTCCATTAACAGCTGTTGCAGCCGCCAAAGTTAAAGTGTCACCTGCAACATCAGATGCTGGATTAGCAGCAGTTCCGGATTCAAGTTGTGCCATCAAGAACCAGTTTGAAACACCTGCTCCTGGTAAAACAAAAATAGCTGTTTTTCCACTCGCTACAGCAGTAGTAACAATAAATTCATATGTTGTTCCTACATTTGCAGTGCTCAATGCTGGCATATTAACTACAATGTCATCAGTTCCATCTATTTCAAATAGTGTTCCTGATTCTTGTACAGTCAACGTATCAGTGACTGCAGCACCAGTATTAAAAGTTGAACTGTCTATTGTCTGACGAAAGTTTGGTCTCGTATCATAGACAGCTTCATTTGTAACTACACCAGTTGATGCGGCTATGGTAATAGATTTAAAACCATTCTCCGACCTAACTGGTCCATTAAAAGTTGTTGTTCCCATTTGTCTACCCTCCTAAATAAGTAGTCGTTTTAAGTCTAACGGGGTTTAGTAAAGAGGGCGAAACTAACTTCGCCCTCCTTTAATTATTTTACGCTGCGCCTGGAGTGCCGAATATTCCACGCCAGTCAGACCAGCCGAAGCTGTATCTTTCTCTCGCTTTATATCTAACGTTTCCAGTGTCGAAGTCGCCTTCCATTGCAGTTCTAATAGGCGCCCTATTGAAGTGTTTAAGTCCATTAGGGGCATCAGTTTTAATGTACCATGCATCAGTGTCAGTCAAGAAATTGTTGATGACATAACCTTGTGGGACCATGCCCATAGATTTAATTGCATTGATATCATTATCAGCTGTGCCTACGCGTCCTGCAGAGTTCAATAACCTTTCAGCTACGAATTGAAGATTTACCGGAAGAATTAATTTCATGCCTCTTAGAGCAATCTTTAATCCTCTTTCATCCTTCATTTGCGAAATCTGGATAAGTGCCGCTTCCAACGAAGTTTCGTTAAGATCGGCAGCAGTGGTTAATACGTTTGTTTGGTTTCCACTAAGAGTTGGATGTGAAGCGGAAACTAATAATGCTCCGTCACCTCCAGTGTATCCAGATGTGGTTGAATTATTTATAATATTCGAACCTTTCACCTGTTTAGTGTTAGCCATTGAACGTGCCAATGCCTTTGTATATCTAGTGCTGATTTTGTCGTAAAGGTTATCCTCCACGGCTTCCTCGGTTAATGCGAAAGCTAAAGCGACAGTCTCGTTGGTATACCTAGCAGTGTAAGTTTCTTGAGCGTCATCGTAGGTTACCCCTTGACCCTCAGGCTTTACACTAGCGT